TTACCTCGCATTTAAGTAAACTACGTTCTCCTCTTGTGCCGTATTTGTGCCATTGCGACTTATAATCGCATCGATTTTGCTCGCGTGCTCGGTGAGATGCCCAGCTGAAAGGTGGGCGTATCTTTGAACCATTTCGAGAGTTTCCCATCCTCCCATCTCTTTAAGTGCAAGAAGAGAGACACCGGACTGAACCAGCCAGCTTGCCCAGGTATGCCTCAGGTCATGGAAGCGGAAGTTGCTAATGCCTGCCCGCTTTAACGCTCCCTTCCATGCCTTGTTGCTGTCGGTTCTCATCTTCCTTACCGCTGCTGTTTTTGTTCCGTCGCTTCGGTAGGCAGGTTTGGTGTGGACAAATACCCATCTCTTATGGAGCCCCTGCTGTTTTCTTAATATCTGGCATGCGGTTTCGTTAAGAGGAACTCCGATCGCATTGCCAGCTTTTGTTTCATCAGGGTGCATCCATGCCATTTTCTTATCCAGATCGACCTGTGACCACTCAAGGTCTGTAACGTTGGAACGACGAAGGCCTGTCGTGATTGCAAACATGACCACAGGGAAGAAATGAGGAGCAATTTCTGCAAACAGGCGCTTCGATTCCTCCTCTGTAAGCCATCTGATTCGTCCATTCTTAACGCGTGGTGTTGATATTTTGGGCGCCCTGTCAAGCCATCCCCATTCAACAGCCATATTGAGAATAGCGCGAAGTATTGCCAGATGCCGCGTCTTCGTTCCTTTGCTTGCCAGCTTTGGTTTATACTCCGGCACTGGCTTGCCAAGCCGCAAACACCTATCCCGGCTCATCTCCCAGTTCAGGCGATGGCGGCGGTTTTCCATCCCGTCTACCGCCTCCATTATTTTTTCTGTTGTTATGTCAGAGAGAATGGTTTCTCTGAAGTGCAACATCCAGAACGATATAATGCTCTTGTCATCATCAATGGACTTCTTATCCGATTTCTCACGCAGCCACCGTATGCAGGCTTCCTTGAATAGCTTTTTCGGTGATTCCCCGAGATTTTTTACTCTCCACGCTTCTGCTTTCAGACGATCGTGAAGTTCTTGCGCTTGCCTCTTGTCCGATGTTTCAAGAGAGCGTCTAACTCTTGATCCATCTGGCGCGACGAAATCGCAGTGCCATGTGCCACCGCGCAGTTTGATTGACATGCTTTAACCTCCTGCACATCAACCGCATTCACCGCGCCATTGTGTCTCACAGACTTAAGCGCCGCAATGCAGTCTGACTTGCAAATGCGATATGGGCTTTTAGGTTTATCTGGATTTATCTTTGCGGCTTGAAGTCGTCCACTTCGTATCCACTGCGTGATAGTGCCTTTGTCTACCTTCAGATACGACGCAGCCTCTTCACGAGTGAAGATTTCTTCTTCCACTTGGAGTCTCCATTTATTGGATTGACATGATTGCTGTAGGTCTGGATATCTTGAGAAGCTGGCAGGCCTCATCGAGTGTGAGGCTGTATGATTCCATGGTTACCTCTGCTTTTTGAACGCATGTCACGTAACTTCTTAATGTGTTCTGCCGTTTCGATCTCTTCTGCTATCCGATCTGCATCAGCTTTATTCACAGGTTCAAAGTCATGATTAAATCGGAACATGCTGGCGATACATGTTCTGCCTTTTCGGATGTAGTGAACTTTGTTGTGGGTAGAACGCAGGATTTTGCAGGGAGTGCCGTGGTGATCGACGTACCAGGTGTTAGGAAAAATGATTCTGAACATTTTTACACCTCAATTGGACGATGTTGAAATTTGCTGCTTTGAGGCCATCACAGTCCCCATTGTTTGTTCTTAAGTTCGATCTCCTCCTGGCAACTTGCACAAGTCCGACAACCCTGAACGGCCAGGCGTCTTCGTTCATCTATCGGATCGCCACACTCACAACAATGAGTGGCAGATATAGCCTGGTGGTTCAGGCGGCGCATTTTTATTGCTGTGTTGCGCTGTAATTCTTCAATTTCTGATGCTGAATCAATGATGTCTGCCATCTTTCATTAATCCCTGAATTGTTGGTTAATACGCTTGAGGGTGAATGCGAATAATAAAAAAGGAGCCTGTAGCTCCATGATGATTTTGTTTTTCATGTTCACCGTTCCTTAAAGACGCCGTACAGCATGCTGATATGAGACAATGTTGATTCATTAAGTTGATTCCAGACTTCCTTTGGTAAAAGCTTGTATCAGTCTGTTTGCTGCTGCTTTCTGCGCTGCCACATTGGCAATAACAGATAGTTTTTCCTGGCTGGCTTTCGTGCAGATCCCCGCCCAGTTATCCATCAGAAAAAAATCCTCTCTTTCTGCAGAGCTGGTAGTTGCACATAGTTTTTCGATCATAGAAGTTATTTCTGCGATGGAATGATTAACCATCATCTGTTGAACCGCAAAACCGAAAGCGTTAATCATTACTCCATGGAACTGAATATAATCGCGCTTGTACGTAGCGTGGTGTACACCATGTCGGATTGAGTCAATCTGAGTTAGTGTAATCCATGCCTCCCAGACAGATTCTATATATCCCATTTCAAGTTGTTGATTGCCGTTCCTAGCGAACTTTGACGTTGCATCAGTGAGTGCCTTGAAACTCACCCACATATTACTTTTTAATGGCACTACGTTGTGTTCAAAATCGGTTATATCGGCAAATACAGTATGTTGGGTCAGGAAGGATATCATTCCCTGAGCAATATCATCCCGGCCGTTATACGCCATATTGATGGTCGCTGATGGCTTAGAAACGTTGTTATTTATGTCCGAAAAGAACTGCTGCCGGGTTTTTAGCGGCAGATTCATTGTAAGCATCATGGGAACCATGAGTGTTGATGGGGAACTTCGGCAAAATATCTCAATGCCAGCTGCACGATGTTGACCATCAAAAAGTTTTATTTCGGCGTCGAGGGGAATTCTGGCTATACCAACATTTGTGTTGCCAAACGGTACAAATTCTATATTCGAATCACAGTTACCTACGAGAGGGGGAATGATAAAAGGCTCATTTCTTGAGTCTGCGTTAGTGAGATAATTTAAAAATTTTCGTACTCGATTTGGATTAATTTCTCGCTGAGAGCGTTCCAGTGTATGGCCGTAATTATCTGAAGCGAGGAAACGAGCCAGCGATCTTCCTGGTATGGTAAGGAAGAGTGTAACAGTACCACCCTGTACACCTTGCGATGCCGGAAATTCGAATGAATGATTACCAACCTGACTCATATATCCTCCTGTTTATTATTTATCTTCTCAGCCAGCCGCTGTGCTTTCAGGGGATTTCGGATAACAGAAAGGCCGGGAAATACCCAGCCTCGCTTTGTAACGGAGTAGACGAAAGTGATCGTGCCTACCCGGATATTATCGTGAGTATGCTTCATCGCCATTGCTCCCCAAATACAAAACCAATTTCAGCCAGTGCCTCGTCCATTTTTTCGATGAACTCCGGCACCATCTCGTCAAAACTCGCCATGTACTTTTCATCCCGCTCAACCACGACATAATGCAGGCCTTCACGCTTCATACGCGGGTCATAGTTGGCAAAGTACCAGGCATCTTTTCGCGTCACCCACATGCTGTACTGCACCTGGGCCATGTAAGCCGATTTTATGGCCTCGAAACCACCGAGCCGGAACTTCATGAAATCCCGGGAGGTAAACGGGCATTTCAGTTCAAGGCCGTTGCCATCACTGCATAAACCATCGGGAGAGCAGGCGGTGCGCATACTTTCGTCGCGATAGATGATCGGGGATTCAATAACATTCACGCCGGAAGTGAACTCAAACAGGGTTCTGGCGTCGTTCTCGTACTGTTTTCCCCAGGCCAGCGCTTTAGCGTTAACTTCCGGAGCCACACCGGTGCAAACCTCAGCCAGCAGGGTGTGGAAGTAGGACATTTTCATGTCAGGCCATTTCTTTCCGGATCGGGGTTTTGCTATCACGTTGTGAACTTCTGAAGCTGTAATGACGCCGAGCCGTAATTTGTGCCACGCATCATCCCCCTGTTCGACAGCTCTCACGTCGATCCCGGTACGCTGCAGTATAATGTCCGGTGTCATGCTGCCACCTTCTGCTCAGTGGCTTTCTGTTTCAGGAATCCAAGAGCTTTCACTGCTTCGGCCTGTGTCAGTTCTGACGATGCGCGAATGTCGCGGCGAAATATCTGGGAACAGAGCGGCAATAAGTCGTCATCCCATGTTTTATCCAGGGCGATCAGCAGAGTGTTAATCTCCTGCATGGTTTCATCGTTAACCGGAGTGATGTCGCGTTCCGGCTGACGTTCTGCAGTGTATGCGGTATTTTCGACAATGCGCTCGGCTTCATCCTTGTCATAGATACCCGCAAATCCGAAGGCCAGACGGGCACACTGAATCATGGCTTTATGCCGTAACATCCGTTTGGGATGCGACTGCCACGGCCCCGTGATTTCTCTGCCTTCGCGGGTTTTGAATGGTTCGCGGCGGCATTCATCCATCCACTCGGTAACGCAGATCGGATGATTACGGTCCTTGCGGTAAATCCGGCATGTGCAGGATTCATTGTCCTGCTCAAAGTCCATGCCATCAAACTGCTGGTTTTCATTGATGATACGGGACCAGCCATCAACGCCCACCACCGGAACGATGCCGTTCTGCTTGTCAGGGAAGGCGTAAATTTCTTTCGTCCACGGATTAAGGCCGTATTGGTTGGCGACGATCAGCAATGCGATGAACTGCGCATCGCTGGCATCGCCTTTAAATGCTGTCTGGCGAAGAGTGGTGATCAGTTCCTGTGGGTCGACAGAATCCATGCCGACACGTTCAGCCAGCTTCCCAGCCAGCGTTGCGAGTGCTGTACTCATCCGTTTTATACCTCTGAATCAATATCAACCTGGTGGTGAGCAATGGTTTCAACCATGTACCGGATGTGTTCTGCCATGCGCTCCTGAAACTCAACATCGTCATCAAACGCACGGGTAATGGCTTTTTTGCTGGCCCCGTGGCGTTGCAAATGATCGATGCATAGCGATTCAAACAGGTGCTGGGGCAGGCCTTTTTCCATGTCGTCTGCCAGTTCTGCCTCTTTCTCTTCATGGGCGATCTGCTGGTAGTGACGCGCCCAGCTCTGAGCCTCAAGACGATCCTGAATGTAATAAGCGTTCATGGCTGAACTCCTGAAAATGGCTGTGAAAATATCGCCCGCGAAATGCCAGGCTGATTAGGTAAACAGGAAAGGGGATTAGTGATTCAGACCGTTACCGCGCCCGTCGAGAAAAACTTCCACGAGCAAGTCACGGGTATAAGTGCGCTCGATGCCGCGATGCAGATAAAGCCGTCCGCGTAAATTAGCTGATGCGGTCCAGGTACCATCTTTGTGTTTGACCAGCATTCCTGGCATGACCGCACCGCGATTAACGGTCTGCGTTCCGTAATGTTGATGAACCATAAAAACTCCTGCCCGTAAGCTGGGCTGCTGAACATATAAAGACTTCTGCGCGTATTCAGGCGGTGGATGGCCGCCGGTTGTCATAACTAAGTCGCCTCGTTGAAGCAACTGAGGTATGAAGTGTTGAGTTGATTTCAGCTGGTCACACCGACGTTCACGCGTCCGCTTCACCCCTCGCACTCCCCGGAGCCTGCTGAAATTCAAGCTGCGGATCTAAGCGGTCATCGCAACGGTGAATCAGGTGGTTGCCGTATCGTTGTGTTGTTGCGATGAACTCATTTAAAACTATAGTTGTTTTATCGTCAACAACAAAAGTTGTTTTATTGGTTTTTTTAGATATAACTGGTTGTATTTAGGATGGATTTATTTTGTGACTTGAATCGCATAGCGATAACTGAAGGGAGGTTGTGGTGGTTTTTTGAACGGTTTGTGTGATGAGGGGAGGCAAAAGAAAACCCGGCACGGTGGCCGGGGTGGGATTTATGCTGATTTTTTAGTATGTCTACTATTATATTTTTCTAGCAGATCTGCTAACTGATCTTCTTTTGGTGGTCTAGGGAGATTGTTTCTTACATTGCTTCGCTTCTGAGCTTCAGCTATTCGATCACCAAAGTATCTTTTGAAGATCTCGTATTCTGCACAGTTTTCCGGATCTACATCATAAAATGATAACTTGCCGTAAATTGCACAAAACCAGTCAGCGCATTGAATTGTTTGGTATAGTTTACTGTCTACTTGTACAGGGGCTTCAAGCAATTGATACTTCTCTTCTTGATGCATTTCATAGATTGCTTCTTTAACAATCTCGCTTCTCATTTCATGATCGTCCATGAAAATCAAGAATTGAGCATCTTGATTTTTGAACTCATTGTCTAGCCGTTTTATTACTTCTTTAAAGCTTGATTTATAAGTTCGTTGAGGGTTATGAGATGCAACACCAATGCGTTTAGCTTCTCCTACGTAGAAAAGAAAGCCGCCATAACGAGTAATAGTGTTAATTATTCTGTTTGTGCTTCTTGTTAAGTATTTTTTGTACTGTGTTAAATTTTTTACAGAATACTGTTTGGAACCTTTTTTCTCCCAACATGACAACTGGAAACGCTCGCCCTTAGCTTGTGCCTTTCTTCTGGCTTCTGGTATGTCATAAGAACCGAACAGTTGTTGCTTATGCTTGAAGAAGAAATGAGAAAAATCTCTTACTCTATTGGCTGGTAGGACGAATCCACCAAGCCCAAAAACTGGATGTGTATTATGCTGAGGATGTTTCTTGGAAATGTACGGGCCATCATGACCAAACTCATCCAAGTAAACTATGAATATATTTGACATTACCTTGCCCCACATACACGGAAGCCCGACTTAAAAAAGCCGGGCCCCGGAATCAGCAGCAGAAGAAGGTTAAATCTCCCGCCTCTTGTGTTTAAGTATCAGAGAATGTCATCAAAAAGTCAATATGTGTTATGGGAAAATATTACTCAAATACCTCATCAGAACACGGCTGATTATCCGTGTTTCCTATACGTCTGCGGCATACTGCCAATAACCTTCCCGAAGATAAACACTCGGTTCATCTCGTCTTTCTCGATCGGGTCCCACGGTGAGTAGCTCTTGTTATCAGAGATGACCAGCAGCTTATCCTTCATCATTTGCAGGCGCTTTACATGGGCTGTGTCGTCGTACAGAAACGCATAGATACCATCACCGTCGAAAGATTTAACAGTGATATCAACGAACAGCAGATCACCTGGTTCGATCGTTCCTGACATGCTGTCACCACGCACGTTAATGATGCGGATATTTTCCGCCTTCCTACCATCGAACATGTGACGAGCATCGTCAAATGAGTACTCAACCGAGCGTAGAACTTCTACAAACTCACGGTTGATGACTCCCGGCCCAGCACTGACTTCTATATCAAGAACGTCAATCTTGAAGTATTTGGAATGGCTGACAGTTGATTGTATTGGTTGCACTGTACTGTCTGACATATTTCCAACGCCAGAAGATAACCATTCTGCGCGCACACCCAAAGCGTTCGCGATCTCCACGATTTTAGTTGTTTGGTTAGCTTTCCCTGTTTCGATTTTCTGAATAGCAGCCTGGCTAACCCCAACCAAATCCCCAAGTGCCTTTTGTGTAAGGCCTCGCGCTAATCTGGCTTCTTTAAGTCTTTCTGAGAGTGTTGTTTTCATAGACCAAATGTACAACCAAGGTTTTATTCCATCAAACGAAAATGGTTGTTGACTAAAAACAACCATAGTTTTAATCTTGATTCAGATTAACCACGGAGGTTGTTATGAACCCAGCAATCAAAACAGCGATCAATATAGTTGGTTCACAAAAGAAACTGGGCGATGCCTGCGAAGTTTCACAGCAGGCCGTCTATAAGTGGCTTCACAACAAAGCAAAGGTATCCCCTGAACATGTCGGCAGCATTGTTACGGCTACTGGTGGAGTTGTGAAGGCATACCAGATTCGCCCGGATCTTCCGAAGTTGTTTCCACACACCGAAAAGAACGCAGCTTAAATTTCCATTTCACGCTCTTTAACAATAAGCAATCAACTTAACAGACTGATTAACAGTCAATTCAAACTAAAGGAATCAATTATGCAACCAATTACATACCAACAGACTAGCGGATTTACCCCGACTGCGGTGATAAATCGTTCTCAAACAAAACAGGCGCCAGGCCACGAAAAAATCCGTGATGCCGTTCGCGCCTGGTCGGCTGCAGATAATCAGGATGTTGTTGCCGCACTCATTGTGAATGAGTATCGGGAGCAGGGCGGCGGCACCATCGATTTCCCTGATGATGTCAGCCGTGCACGCCAGAAGCTGTTCCGCTTCCTCGATAACAAATTCGATTCTGAAAAATACCGAAATAACGTGCGTGAACTGACCCCGGCAATTCTGGCGGTTCTACCGCTGGAATATCGCGGCCACCTGGTTGAGCAGGATAGCTTCATGGCTCGGCTGGCTGAAATGGAAAAGGAACTCAGTGAGGCAAAACAGGCTGTCATTCTCAACGCACCACGCCACCAGAAACTGAAGGAGATGAGTGAAGGCATTGTGTCGATGTTTCGTGTGGACCCAGATTTGGCTGGTCCACTGATGGCGATGGTCACCACCATGCTGGGGGCAATATGACAGGTTCGGAAATGGCGAAAGCCGGTCTGCGGGAACAGAGCCGACTTTCAGGTGCAAATCGTAACGCACTCATTGCGGAAGGAATTATGGCAAACACTGCTGAGATATTCAATTTTCCAGTGCCGGATGAGGCACAAAAGGAGCGGCGCGTGGCAGATCTCGATGATGGTTATACGCGCATTGCAAATGAGTTGCTGGAAGCTGTGATGCTGGCCGGATTAACACAGCACCAGCTTCTGGTCTTTCTGGCTGTCATGCGCAAAACATATGGCTTTAATAAAAAACTGGATTGGGTTAGCAACGAGCAACTTTCCGAATTAACCGGGATATTGCCGCACAAGTGTTCTGCTGCAAAAAGTGTTCTGGTAAAGCGTGGGATTTTTATTCAGAGCGGGCGGAATACCGGCATTAATAATGTGGTCAGTGAATGGTCAACATTACCCGAATCAGGTAAGAAAAATAAAGTTTACCTGAAAGAGGTAAATTTACCTGAATCAGGTAAAAAAAGTTTACCCAAATCAGGTAAAGGCGTTTACCCGAATCAGGTAAACACAAAAGACAAACTAACAAAAGACAATATAAAACCTTTTTCGTCCGAGAATTCTGGCGAATCCTCTGACCAACCAGAAAACGATCTTCCTGTGGTGAAACCGGATGCTGCAATTCAGAGCGGCAGCAAGTGGGGGACAGCAGAAGACCTGACCGCCGCAGAGTGGATGTTTGACATGGTGAAGACCATCGCGCCATCAGCCAGAAAACCGAATTTTGCAGGGTGGGCTAATGATATCCGCCTGATGCGTGAACGTGACGGACGTAACCACCGCGACATGTGCGTGCTGTTCCGCTGGGCATGCCAGGACAACTTCTGGTCCGGTAACGTGCTAAGTCCGGCCAAACTCCGCGACAAGTGGACCCAACTCGAAATCAACCGTAACAAGCAACAGGCAGGCGTGACAGCTAGCAAACCAAAACTCGACCTGACAAACACAGACTGGATTTACGGGGTGGATCTATGAAAAACATCGCCGCACAGATGATTAACTTTGACCGTGAGCAGATGCGTCGGATCGCCAACAACATGCCGGAACAGTACGACGAAAAGCCGCAGGTACAGCAGGTAGCGCAGATAATCAACGGTGTATTCAGCCAGTTACTGGCAACTTTCCCGGCGAGCCTGGCTAATCGTGACCAGAACGAACTGAACGAAATCCGCCGCCAGTGGGTTCTGGCTTTCCGGGAAAACGGGATCACCACGATGGAACAGGTGAGCGCCGGAATGCGTGTTGCCCGTCGGCAGAATAGACCATTTCTGCCATCACCCGGGCAGTTTGTTGCATGGTGCCGGGAAGAAGCATCCGTTACCGCCGGGCTGCCAAACGTCAGCGAGCTGGTTGATATTGTTTACGAGTATTGCCGGAAGCGTGGTCTGTATCCGGATGCAGAGTCTTATCCGTGGAAATCAAACGCGCACTACTGGCTGGTTACCAACCTGTATCAGAACATGCGGGCCAATGCGTTGACTGACGCGGAATTACGGCGCAAGGCTGCCGATGAACTGTCCTGTATGACCGCGCGAATTAACCGTGGTGAGGCGATACCTGAACCAGTAAAACAACTTCCTGTCATGGGCGGTAGACCTCTAAATCGTGCACAGGCTCTGGCGAAGATCGCAGAAATCAAAGCTAAGTTTGGGCTGAAAGGAGCAAGTGTATGACGGGCAAAGAGGCAATTATTCATTACCTGGGGACTCATAAGAACTTCTGTGCGCAGGACGTTGCCGCGGTAACAGGCGCAACCGTAACCAGCATAAATCAGGCTGCGGCTAAAATGGCGCGGGCAGGAATCCTGGTCGTTGATGGTAAGGTCTGGCGAACGGTGTATTATCGGTTCGCTACCAGAGAAGAATGGGAAGGAAAGGTGAGCACGAATTTGATTTTTAAGGAGTGTCGTCAAAGTGCCGCGATGAAGCGGGTGTTGGCTTTATATGGAAGAGAGTAGGTATGAGCAATTATTGTTACTAATTTTAGTTTTACGACATTCGTGATAACTAAATAATTGATGTGTGGAACTGAATTATAAAGGGGATGATGTTTTGGGAAATAAAGAAAATATCGATTGTAAGCACACAAGAAGTTCATGCTATAAAAACAAGCAGATGAAAGATGTTATTTATATTACATTGCCTAAACTCACTGAAGAAGAAGTAGAGATTTTTAAGGGACCAATGCATAAAGCATTGCTTGCAGGGATAAATGTTACAAAAAAGGCAGTTTCTGATGCCCTGCTAAACAAAGGGATAAAAGTTGAATTTAAATAGAGTAATTCAGTGGCAACAATAGCACTCATTTGTGAGTGCTATTGAAATTTATTAGAAAATAATGTTTGCTATATCCGAGATAGCATTTAAAGAACCTCTGTGGTCACTTCCTGTTTTAGGTAAAATATAGGAATATCGAGGGTCTTCATTATATGTTAACTTCCAGTGTTTTCCATCGCTTGACGCACTGAAACCTAAGTCCTTTAAATTTCTTTGTGTTGCGCTATCCATGCTTCTGTAACCTGTTAAAGTCCTTTTAAGTAATTGGCGGCGACTCTCGGTTTCTTTATTGTATTCATTATTGGCAATTAGGGATGATAAGATATGGTAGCTTCTACCAAATTCATTTTTATTTTTTATGGCAGTTTTTAGTGCGTCAATAATTATATTTTTGATTTCTCCATCAAAAAAGTCAGTCTCTTCACCAGCATTAAGCACAATGCTTCCTTGGGCTGAAGCTTGTGATTGAAGAGTGCGTACTCTGTGCTCTAAAGAGGAGATCTTATGCTTAAGATCTTCTATTTGGTCATCTTTCGCAACATTATCGGCTTCGTAAAGCGCCATCAGTTCGCGTGTGTATTCTCCTCTTTCTTTGAGTGAGTTAATAGAGTCTTTCGTTTTTCTGGTTTGTATCTCACTCCATCCACTATCTGAGACAGGAGCCATTGTAGTCGTAGCTCTTACAACATCATCAAATAACTCATCTTCAAATTCTTTTGCGGTTTTCTCACCACGGCGATAAAAACTGATATTTTGACCCCGTGGCCAATAGATACCAACAGCACCAGCATAGGCATTTTTAGCATTTGTCTCATTTTTTAGCTTAATAGAAAATAGTCTATTGCTAGGCTCAATTAATACATGTGCTAATCCGCATACCTTTCTTGCAAGGCGTTCTGGGATGATATTGTGAGCATGTTCATTAAAAAAATACTTGGAGCTAACGTATATTATTGGTAGTCTGTTGTCAGTTTCACCATTTATAACTTTAGCTGCTATATTTAAATGTTCATCAGTATCATCTAAGGAATGAGGTTCGACTGACACCTTGAAAATATCATCAAGACCACCAGAAAATTTATCAATCAATCTCATAACAACTAATGGTTTCTTAGGTTGCGGGGCTAGATAAGCTGCATCTTGGCTTACAACGCTAGATTCCACCTGAATCCACATGGTATCAGTTTTGAGATTTTTATTAATTGAAATATCTGTTACCCATTTGTGTGGCTCAGATATTTTCGAATACCTAAAACAGCCTAAACTAGTATCTTTGTTTTTATAAGTTATTATATCAATTCTTTCATTTTTAGACTCTATGAAGTACTCCTCGCTTTTATAATCACATACTAATTGTGCTGGAATAAAAGTTGTATGTGGTGAGTCGTTTACCCAAGAAAAACATTCATTAAAGATCTCAGCTAGAGATGTGGAGTTTGAAACATAAAAACCAGTTGAGAAATATTTCATGAAATTTCCTTATTAAAAATGAGATTAATCTCATTGGCTATGATAATTGTTACCCTCCTTTGGATCTAGTGTTCATTTGACATAAGAACCTATTGATTCATCATAATCAACTCGCCATAATCATGTCATCGGAGCCTGAACAACTCCGGTGACTTCTGCGCTAAACGGGGACGTTTATGCGCACACACAATCCAAACTCTCATCTCCATTCACAGATGCAGAAATGCACCTACGATTTTTACATTCGGTGTTTTACTTCGACAGCCAGAATTGGGAGTCTCTATTCGTCTGGCGGCTAAAGGTGATATGGAAATCGTTATGTTTTGGCCTGAGGTAGTTGTAACTGTTGTAGCAGCTATGGCTGTGATCATCATGGTGTCCATTTACTGGGGTTGACGACATGATTTATCCGGCGCTATATTCTGTGCGTTGCCGCAAAATCGGCACACGGGATTGGCGTCCCGGGATACTACTCAACGCATACCGCGTTAAGCGGTTTTTTTGTGCGCTAAGCACGGCTATGCCCAAATTATGGTGGGCTGTGTGAGGGCTTCTTCGGAAGCGCCGGGTTTGAGTAGCCGGTTACGCCAACCTTACACAGTTCACCACCAGTCGATTGGCGTCGTTGGTGGTGATGGTTAACCTGATGAGGTGATACTATGACTACTCAATTAGCATTCCACAAAACGACGTTTACCCCGATTTGCCACAATAACAGAATTTGGCTTACTGCCACTGAAGTTGGTTTAGCACTGGAATATGCGGACGATAAAGCAGTTCAGCGTATTTACTCTCGGCACTCAGATGAATTCACAGATATGATGACAAGGGTGGTCAAAGTGACCACCCCTCGTGGAATGCAGGAGTCTCGAGTATTTAGCCTTCGCGGAGCCCATTTGATCGCCATGTTTGCTCGTACTCCTGTGGCCAAAGAATTCCGCCGCTGGGTTCTGGATATTCTCGATCGAGAAGTTCAACAATCCCCAATCACAAAACAATTCACTGATAACGAACTTTGCACACTCGCCTGGTTATGGCGAGCAAGTGATACGATGTTAACCGCCTGCCAGAACGTTACGCCCCTTCTTCAGGTCGCAGAGCATCGCGAAGCAGGTAGATTCACTTCAATCGAACAAGAATATCCTCGGATACTCAACAGGGCGCGAGAAATCCTTGCCAGAGAAACGGCGCATGTAAAATTCCAACCGTGGCAGGATGATAAGTGGAGTCGTGTGTTACCATATTTCCGTCAGAATCTGTTGCAATAAAGTCACTCGTTAGAAATACTGCCAGCATTCTGCGATGACGGAAGTGCTGGCATTTTTTTTGGTAATGTGCGAGTCCATTTCATAAAATACGGGTACTGGAACTGGACGATATAATCTAAAAGATACCATTATCAGTAGCATTAAAATCGCTATGTGCCGATACGGATATAAATTATATTGATTGTTCACATACCTTATTGGATATTACTGAGGGGTGTTTATATAAGGTGTAACGATGATGTGGAACTTTGACAGTGCCGACTTAAGTGCAATAGCAGCAGGCATTTCTGCGTTTGGCACATTAGCCGCAGCGGGGTCGGCGCTTGCAAGTTGGTACACGTCAAAAAAAGCGCTGCAGCTACAAAATAGAGTTTACCTTTATGAGTCTTTAAAGGCTTGCGCTGAGAGAGCCAATTCATTAGCTAAAGATAAGCGCGGATCTGAATGGAGCGTTAATGATGCAGCGGATATCATCAGGTGCCTAGTACGGGCGATGGAGATCATCAAGCAGGATAGCCAGCAGAAAGAAGGTAATCAGGCATTAATGTTGAAACAGTACTTTGTTAATCTGCTAATAATGGAACTGTACGAGGAAGTTCATAACGGTGATGCGGCTGATTCTGTTTTTAAAAGTACGGAACCTACACAAGTACTTGATAACTTATGGAGCAAATGGCAGGAGGCTATAGCTTTTTTTGATATTTGGAATTACCCAGTTGCGACTGAGGAAGACTTGGCAGACTAATTTTCAGCACATTTGATTTCCAATAATCAACCAGCCATAATCATGCCATTGGAGCTTGAACAACTCCGGTGACTTCTGCGCTAAACGGGGACGTTTATGCGCACATACAATCCAAACTCTCTTCTCCCTTCACAGATGCAGAGATGCACCTGCGATTTTTTGCATCCAGCGTTTGACCTCTGCGGAGGTGAAGCGTGAACCTCCCACAAGACGGCATCAAATTGCATCGCGGTAACTTCACCGCTATCGGTCAACAGATCCAGCCTTATCTGGAGGACGGCAAATGCTTTCGCATGGTGCTTAAACCGTGGCGTGAGAAACGCAGTCTTTCCCAGAATGCACTCAGCCACATGTGGTACAGCGAAATCAGTGAATACCTCATCAGCAGGGGTAAAACGTTCACCACTCCAGCTTGGGTAAAAGATGCTCTCAAACACACATATCTCGGTTATGAAACCAAAGACCTGGTTGATGTCGTAACCGGTGATATCACCACTATCCAGTCGTTACGCCATACCTCCGATCTTGATACCGGAGAGATGTATGTCTTCCTGTGTAAGGTTGAAGCCTGGGCGATGAATATTGGCTGCCACCTGACTATTCCGCAGAGCTGCGAGTTCCAGCTGCTGCGCGACAAGCAGGAGGCGTAATGGCTACACCGCTTATTCGGGTCATGAACGGACACATCTACAGAGTACCAAATCGTCGTAAGCGTAAGCCTGAGCTGAAGCCATCCGAAATACCAACACTGCTAGGGTATACCGCCAGCCTGGTTGATAAAAAATGGTTGCGACTGGCAGCAAGGAGGAATCATGGCTGATTTGAGAAAAGCAGCGCGTGGTCGGGAATGCCAGGTAAGAATCCCTGGCATATGTAATGGCAACCCTGAAACGTCTGTACTGGCACATATCCGGCTGGCTGGATTGTGTGGCACCGGTACCAAACCGCCAGACCTGATTGCCACCATTGCATGTTCTGCCTGTCACGATGAGATCGACCGTCGCACGCATTTTGTTGACGCTGGATATGCAAAAGAATGCGCGCTGGAAGGTATGGCGAGAACACAGGTTATCTGGCTGAAAGAGGGGGTTATTAAGGCGTGAATACCTACAGCATCACATTACCCTGGCCTCCGAGCAATAATCGCTATTACCGCCATAATCGCGGGCGCACGCACGTCAGCGCAGAGGGGCAGGCATACCGCGATAACGTCGCCCGAATCATTAAAAACGCAATTCTGGATATCGGCCTGGCTATTCCTGTGAAAATCCGCATTGAGTGCCACATGCCGGATCGCCGTCGCCGTGACCTGGATAATCTGCAAAAAGCCGCTTTTGACGCTCTCACCAAAGCAGGTTTCTGGCTGGATGATGCTCAGGTCGTTGATTACCGCGTTGTGAAGATGCCCGTTACCAAAGGTGGGAAGCTGGAGCTGACCATCACTGAACTGGGAGATGAATGATGTTTGAGTCTTATATGGCAGAACGTCTTCGCCGCCGCTGGGTGTGTCTGCGCTTATATAGTTTTCCCGGTTCTGTTTTGACCGATTACCGGATACTGAAGAATTACGCCAAAACACTGACAGGAGCAGGAGTATGAAGTCAGAGATAACAATCAACTAATACTGTTTTGTTGATTTTTGCTTGTAATTGGCGTTCTGGTCTGAGTTTTGTGGAGTAAGTTGATGCGTGATATTCAGATGGTTCTTGAGCGTTGGGGAGCGTGGGCGGCTAATAATCATGAAGATGTGACCTGGTCGTCCATTGCCGCCGGTTTTAAGGGATTAATTCCTTCAAAAGTAAAATCTCGCCCACAATGTTGTGACGATGACGCGATGATCATTTGCGGGTGCATGGCCCGTCTGAAAAAGAACAACAGCGATTTGCATGATTTATTGGTGGACTATTATGTCGGCGGCATGACTTTTATGGCGCTTGCACGTAAGCATGGGCGATCTGATTGTTGGGTTGGCAGGATGCTCCAGAAAGCTGAGGGCGTAGTGGAGGGTATGCTGATGGTGTTGGATCTCCGATTGGAGATGGATGCTGATTGTTCGAAATAATTAAAGGAAAAGTTGCTGTCTGATTGTCATTAGTCTAACATTTTAAATGTTGGAATCGCAACGTAGTTATTATCATATAACAGCTTGTTTCCTGATTTAGCCAGCCTCCCCAAAGGCTGGTTTTTTCTAATAAGTATTATTTCGAGTAGGGATTTTATTGTTTAACCCATAATAATTCATTGACATTGAATCCCAACTTTTGAGCGGTTCGCACATAGTCTGCTTTTACTTTATCTGGAATAGTTGGGGTCCTTGCCAGAATCCATAGGTATTCTCTGTTCGGACCACTGACAAGAGCATACTTATACTCATCATCCAGTTTGATTACATTATAGCCACCATAGAAGGGGCCAAAAAACGAAACCTTCAACGCTGCAGTTTTAGTATCTCCAGTAAAGTATGCTTTACCTTCGCTCTCGCTCCATTTATTTTTCGTTGGATCGTATCCACGGTTAAGTACACGAATCCCTCCGTCGTTCCGTTTTCCATAAGTAGCGCTGACCTGTTCCAGACCACGTTCGAACCGGTTCTCGAGGCGAGCTATTTCATACCATTTTCCGAGGTAGCGGTTGGCGTCAAAATTTGTAATCGGCTGCACACCTTTAGGTGGTGTCGGGGCCTTACATGCTATAAGAGTGAAAGAGAGTGCAATGCCAGTCAACACAGGCCATAACTTCATAATAAATCCTGTACTTTTGATAGTTGAGAGTAAGTATGAAAGATAGATGATTACGACCGATCACTTAAAGAACTTTCATACTATATTAGGAATAGTCCATAACAGAAAAATTGTCAGTGATGACGCCAGAAAGGCAATTTATTCCGTGCACTACACAGTTTATGTGTTAATGAATTAGTCAAGGGGGAGAATATGATAAAAAAACCTGTGATTGGAATCAGCGGTTGTTTGGCCGGTTCTGCTGTTCGTTTTGATGGTGGTCACAAAAGAGCTGACTTTTTAATGGACAAATTAGTGGAATGGGTAACATTCAGACCAGTATGTCCAGAAATGGCTATAGGGCTGCCAGTTCCGCGTCCTGCTCTACGTCTTGTGCGCTCGACGCAAGGAAATATACGGATGTGTTTCAGCCACGACCAGAATGAGGATGTGACAGAGAGAATGACAGAGTTTAGTCGTTCTTATATGGACAAATTAAAGGATGTATCGGGGTTTGTGGTTTGTGCTAAATCTCCCAGCTGTGGCATGGAGCGCGTGCGTGTCTATGATGAAAATGGTAATCGAGGTCGTAAAGATGGAGTGGGACTATTTACGAGCACTTTGATGGAAAAGTTTTCCTGGCTACCGGTTGAAGAGGATGGGCGATTACATGATCCAGTGCTTCGTGAGAATTTTGTTGAAAGAGTTTTTGCTTTGCATGAGCTCAATCATCTTTACAAGGAGAAATTATCAAGAAGAGAGTTATTAGCTTTTCATAGTCGTTATAAGCTTCAGTTATTGGCGCATAGTCAGGCAGGCTATAAAGATATGGGACCATTTGTGGCTGCAATACACGAGTGGGCGGACCTTGAATCATACTTTGAGGTGTATCGTGATAAGCTGATGGCGATTCTCAGAAAACCTGCATCACGTAAAAATCACACGAATGTGCTGATGCATATACAGGGGTATTTTAGTAACTACTTAAGTACACGCCAGCGTAAAGAGTTGAGCGAGGTTATACTTAACTATCGTTCTGGCACATTACCTCTTCTTGCGCCGTTGACTCTGCTGAAGCATTATCTGGGTGAGTATCCTAATGATTACTTGCTTACACAGAATTACTTCGATCCCTATCCGGACGAACTGGCTCTAAGACTGATGGTAAATTAATTGTATGCGATATCATCCAAAAGGATAAGTTCCTGCATGCAGGATATTTACAATCGTAAAAACTACACTATGATACCCAGAGTGTCAGTTTGTATAAAAACTCTGTTTACGCTGAAGAAACCATTGAGATGCAACTTAAAGTTGGTAAACATGCCAGTCAAAATATAATATTATGATTCCACGCAGCTATATATAATATAACAGATTGGTTTAATAATTTGTCTTTGTGAGTTAAATACATAATTTTATACTTGTGATGCAATGAGATTTTCCTTATTGTTGAACTGGCGAATATTGATTTTCCACCTATACTTACCTGGTGTAACCCCAATGATATCAGGTGGATAATATGCCATACATATGTTCTATCATTTTGGTGTTGAACTCGTTTGATGCCCGAATTGGTAAAGAAGATATTTTGTTTAAAAAAGGAAGTGCTGTTCTCATTGATTACAATTTAAAAGATTTTTTTTCATCAAATATAGATCATGTAATGATCGTAGATGTTGAAGAGAAAACAGTTAATGATTTCTTTAAAAGCAACACACTCTCACCTTTTTCTGTAAGAAGGTTTTATCCGGCATACTTGATGGTGGAATGTGAAGATTTTTCATTGTTAAAGAACTTGATTGCATGCTTGAATTGTGATGGCAGAACTGTGGATTTTGTTAGAAATCAAATATCACTTGCATGTCTTGCTATCTTATCTTCAGAGAAAATAGTGCAAAGTTTTTTATTTGGATGTCTTAATAGTTTAGGAAGTAAAGTTAAGGCTATTATTCACACGGATATATCTGCAGCATGGAGACTTTGTGATATATCTTCAAGACTGTATCTGAGTGAAAGTCTGTTAAAAAGAAAATTAAAGCACGAAGGCTTATCATTTAGTAAGTTAATTCTTGAAGAGCGAATGGTGATGGCGGAAAGGTTATTAAGCTACAATTTATATTCTGTTGGAAAAGTTGCTAAGATATGCGGTTATGAAAATACGTCATATTTTGTAAGTGTTTTCAGAAGATATTTTGGTGTTCCTCCCCATCAATATTCATCAAGATTTTTTTTAGAAAAAGACATGATGTAACGTGATGCGTTTTAATGATTTTGTAATTTTCGTATTTGATAATTGTATGATGCTTTCAGCTACGCCAGAATAATCGCTGGCGTTTTTCTTTTTGAATAGATGTTCAAGCCTTACGCTAATGTAACTTCTATACCTTTCCTCTTCGTTCCGAACCGTGTACACCATCCGTTATTTGCGGAGGTGAGGCTATGAAATCCATGGATAAGTTAACAACGGGCATTGCCTACGGCACCTCCGCAGGCAGTGCTGGCTACTGGTTTTTACAGCTGCTCGATAAAGTCACGCCCTCACAGTGGGCAGCAATAGGTGTGCTGGGTAGCTTGGTATTTGGCCTGCTGACGTACCTGACAAACCTTTATTTCAAGATTAAAGAAGATAAGCGCAAGGCTGCGAGAGGTGAATAATGCCTCCATCATTACGAAAAGCCGTTGCTGCTGCTATTGGTGGCGGAGCAATTGCTATAGCATCAGTGTTAATCACTGGCCCAAGTGGTAACGATGGTCTGGAAGGTGTCAGCTACATACCATACAAAGATATTGTTGGTGTATGGACTGTATGTCACGGGCATACAGGAAAAGACATCATGCTCGGTAAAACGTATACCAAAGCAGAATGCAAAGCCCTCCTGAATAAAGACCTTGCCACTGTCGCCAGACAAATTAACCCGTACATCAAAGTCGATATACCGGAAACAACGCGCGGCGCTCTTTACTCGTTCGTCTACAACGTGGGTGCTGGCAATTTCAGAACATCGACGCTTCTTCGCAAAATAAACCAGGGTGATATCAAAGGCGCATGTGATCAGCTACGGCGCTGGACATACGCTGGCGGTAAGCAATGGAAAGGTCTCATGACTCGTCGTGAGATTGAGCGTGAAATCTGTTTGTGGGGTCAGCAATGAACAGAGTAACCGCGATTATCTCCGCTCTGGTTATCTGCATCATCGTCTGCCTGTCATGGGCTGTTAATCATTACCGTGATAACGCAATCGCCTACAAAGAGCAGCGCGATAACAAGGCCAGTGAACTGGAGAAGGCGAACGCCACCATCGCTGACATGCGGAAGCGTCAACGTGATGTAGCAGAACTCGACGCAAGATACACAAAGGAGCTTGCTGATGCTAACGCGACTATCGAAAGTCTCCGTGCTGATGTTTCTGCTGGGCGTAAGCGCCTGCAAGTCGCCGCCACCTGTGCAAAGTCAACGACCGGAGCCAGCGGCATGGGCGATGGAGAAAGCCCAAGACTTACAGCAGATGCTGAACTCAATTATTACCGTCTACGAAGTGGAATCGACAGGATAACCGCGCAGGTTAACTACCTGCAGGAGTACATTAGGACGCAGTGCTTAAAATAATTTTAATTGCACTGAAATTTAACAAGTGACTTTCAGGAAAATGCCTCGCAGAAGCGGGGCTTTTTTATGTCCGCAGTAAACGCGCATCTCACGCGCATATTAACGAGAGCCTTTCAGTAAGCGGGCCTGAGAATTGCCGTTATAGGTGGCGACCTCTCTCGGGCGGCTTTTCTGTGAGACAGGCTCACTTTCTAAAAGGTAAAGACGCTATGAACCAATTAGAAGAAAAGCTTCAAAGAATGATTTCCTTATACAAGGAAGATAACTGCCAAAAAGTTCCTGAAAACATCGCAGAGTTAATGGAATTGGCAAGTGAATTTTCTGGCATGCTTAAGTCGTCAGATGTTCGGTCAGCGTTCTTTGTTGAAATGCTGATGCACGGCGGACTTATGGCAACAATGAGACGTGTAATGGAAGACCAGAGAAAAGAACCTCCTCAGGTATACGTTTTGTCATCGAAGAAAACTGGGCTAACCAAAATTGGGTATTCATCCAACATTCCACAACGCATCAAATCGCTTGGCAACTCTGGACCAGACTGTTTGAAGCTTGAGTGCCTGATCCCTGGTGGAAGAGAAACTGAAAACATGCTTCATCGCAAATTTGCCGCAAAGAGAAAGCACGGTGAATGGTTCGCCCTGTCCAAGGATGACATTGAGGGGTTGAAATCTGTAGCGCTTACTTCTGATGGCTATTAATGCTTGTTTAGAGCAATTTTCATAACAGCTCTTCATTACAAAGCCCATCTACGGGTGGGCTTGATAATGAAACCGGAATTTATTCTGGGCCACCAGTTAACGGCAGTACCACGAAACAACCCAAGCCAGTAAGTGGGGAAATAACACCGGCAGCCACTGAAAGATAAACCTCCTGCCTTATGGCAAAAAAGATTCTTTGTGGTGGCGGACTGATGGAAAGACATCCTAATTTCAGCCAAACATTGAAGGAGTTGTTATGTCAGCAGAAGGTTTCAATAACCCATCAAAATTCCGGGATGAGTGGGATAGCAGCGTAAAGAGTAAGTGATGCCATCACAAAAGCCATTCCCTACAGAGTGGCTTTGATAATGGCTTATACCCTACACGGGATAACTTAACTGATATCCCTTTTAAAGGATAAAGGTATTCAAGCCTGACACATCATGCGCTGTATCGTCGCCGTATTCCCGTATTAACAGAGACCGTAGCCCGACGGGGAACTCCTTCTGCGCGAGTGTGCGGGAATAATCAAAAACGATGCACACCGGGGTTACCGGGTACACATATTTCATCATGCCAGCGAGTCCGGTTCTGGCACGGAAGAAACCGGACGTTATGATTTAGTGCGGAAATATTTGTGTAGTGTTCTGAATGTTCTCAGTAAAGAGTAATGAATTATCAAAGGTATAGTAATATCTTTTTTGTTCGTGGATATTTGTAACCCACCGAAAAACTCCTGCTTTAGCAAGGTTTCTTCTGTATTCCTGAAATGTGATCTCTCTGGATTTCAGCTTATTAGAGGTCGTTTCTATAAGATGCCTATCCTTTGAAAATTTGACAGACACAATGTTTTTTAGGCCCTTTAATAACACTGTATTATCATTTTTTAATACAATATGAACATTCTCTGTGGCTAAATAGTAAATGTAATGTGAGACATTGTGACGTTTTAGCTCAGAATAAAACCATTGATAGTTTAAATCGTTTCGAACTTTATCAAATATTTGTTTAAAAATGACTACCTGATCCAT